CTGTTGCTGCCAAAAATTCGCACCCCATTTTTCCGCAAGATGCTTATCGTTTCGTTTGCACAGAGCCTCATAATTTAATTGACCTGCTTTTTCCATATCTCCGAAAGTCTTTGAGCCTTCATGGTGAACATAAACATCATGGACGATTCCTATCTTGTAGCCTTTCTCGCGGGCACGGAGGCAAAAGTCAATTTCCTCCCCTGAACACGGCCACAACGATTCGTCAAATTCTCCCAGTTCATCAAAGAGAGACTTTTTAAAAGCCATGCAGAATCCAATGACATAATTGACTTCCTCTATTTCTCCTTCCATTTCTTGAGCAAGATAAGCCGCTTCTTTGTTCAGTTCTTCAATGTTGTTATAAGAAGGAAGCTGAACTCTTTGCAGGCCTGCACAATAATTTGTCACCGGAGCGACAATAGAATATTCGCCCAGGTTCATCGCCAATTTATACGCCCAACGAGGGGTCACGATCACATCGTTATTCAAAAGGATAATTATATCCCCTTTGGCTTCTCTAATTCCCTGATTGACTGCTGCCGGGAATCCCTTATTTTCTTCATTCCGGATTACTTTGATTTCCGTAAATCCTGAAAACGGCGGTTTGATCGGTGGAGTAGAACCGTTGTCAATAAGGATAATCTCACAATCCTGCGTAGTCTCCAAGACCGCCGCAAGGCATTCTTGAGTCATTTCCTGTTGGTTAAATATTGGAATTACAATTGAAATCATGTTTTTCCTTTCCTAACTTAAAGAAGTTAGCACTTCAAAATCTACCGCCCAGTGTTCGACTTTTTGTAATCCATCAACCGTTGTTATTTCCTCACTCATTGTTGTTAAGTTCTGTTCTCTCATCCAGACTAATGTATTGCTTGTAATGGTCATTGAACATTCATCAAAAAGAGCCTTTAAATCTTTATACATGGTGGCAATTTCCGTTGCGCCTTCAGAAGAAGAAAATAAAGAAAACTGAATCAACGTATTTGTGTAATGCTCGGTAAACGTCTTGTCCTGAATCCCTGAAATAATAAAATAAACACAATAAGGAAACTGGCTATTTTGCGGAGCTTCCTTATAAAATATTCTCCCATCAACATCAGTCGACAATGTCGAACCTGTGAACTTACTTTTTATTGCTGTTAGTAAATTAAGCATTTTCTTTGCACGTCAAAAATATAAATTCTCGTTTCTCGTCGGGGTCAATCGAATGAATTGCAAAGTACCTATTGCCCCACTTTATCCGCCAGTCACTTTTTAAAACTGACCTGTAACGAATCTTAAATTTCTGAATCCTCGTCAAGCTGGTCTGGTTTGCCGCCGTTACTTCATTGGATGATACAGTCCACGCTTTCGCCCAAATTGTTGCGTAATCAACCCACGTTTTAATGACCCCGCCCGCCGGATCGCTTGTCTTGATGGCGTATTGTAAAATAATTCTGTCCCGAAGTTCGCCGATGCTCATACAAATTCATCCCAAAGTTTATAAGAGGCCAATAACGCATTGACCGCTTTGTTTTCCTGATAATTAAATGAACTTAAAATTTTCCCTTCTCTGTTTTCGTATAAATCAGTCCCGATTAATTTCAGCGCTGCCTTAATTGAGTACGGAACAGAAGCCGCCGCCGTCCAACCACCAACAAATTTAATCGTAATAGGTTTTGACGGCCACGCGGTAAATGACGGCCAACTGACACCGTAAGGAAGAACAATTCTTCCAATTCCCTCATCATTTGTTTCGACAAGGTAATCGGTATTGGCAACCATTGTTGTTTCGGTTCCGTCAGAGTCTTTGTAAATAATCGAAGTCACGCTTGCCAGATTACCAAAGGGAATCTTGATAAAATCCTCTTCGGGAAATTCATCAAGATAATATTCCCATGTTTGAGTTAAAAGTTTCCTTCGGGTAATATTTTCAACGTGCTCAATTCCCGCGTAAATAATGGCGTTCAGTAGGTCGTCTTCAACCAACGTTGCCGTTAGTCGGTTTACCGTCGTGCCAAATTCGCCGGCCTGTGTTATTACCTTGGCCACTGTACGGATATATCGCTTAACTCCAGTATAAGCCTTTTCTTGTGTTGAACTGGAAGCGGAAATAGTGACTTGTGTAAAAGCTCCACCGGTCCAATCGTTCCAAGTCGCGTTGTCGTCGCTTTCCTGAATCTTAATATCAACAACCGCGCCCACGGTTAAACCGCCGTAATGAGCCACAACAAGCGCGGTATAGCCCAAAACTTCTACGGCAGTTCCGACATGCGTAGTATAATTATTTGCTATGGCATGGGAACCTGGCGCGATTGAAATAGTCTCGTCGGTATTATCCGCAAACGAACCCGAATCAATTCTTAAATGCAATTTTAAATCGCTCAGGCTAATCGGGTATAATGTTGGCGCGGTTATTAATTTTACGTTCATTTTAGATACTCGCTATCGTAATTAATCGGTCAATCTTAGTTATAATTCCTGCTTTGTATTTATCCAAAAGAGGAAAATACGTTTCAAATATCGGCTTATCGTCTTCAATGTAAGAAGTCAGAATCACAGCAACAACCTTGTATTGATCCGGTAATTGTTTGGCGATTTCGAGAATAAGATCATCATAAGTCACTTCTCCGTTTAAGAAGGTCTTAATGCCATTTAGAGCCGTAACTACTTCAGCCTTATGGTTTGGGTTATTCTGAATAAATAGAGCAAAAGCAACGTCCGTGCTGGCATTAATCGCCGTGCTTGTATTAAGACCGGCGCATCCGGCCAACATAATTAAAAACATAATTCCTACAAATAACTTTTTCATAATTTACTCCTTGCAAATATCGTCAAATACCTTTTTTTTGTGATAACTAAATAACCCACCCGCGCACACACCCATGAACATCGCTTGCCGGACAAAGAAACTCTTCCCCAGTGCTTTCATGGCCTCCAAAAACGCCCTGTTTGCCGTCATAAAGCTAACAACCGGATTTGAGTCAATCCGGTACAGATAATCATGCAGAACGGCCTCGCGGTGCGCTCTGCCGCCAAAAGCCATATAAGCAATCGGTACACGGGGGACGCTGGCAAGATCAGTTTCAAAGTCTGCCGGAATTTCGACCACTCGACCTAGTAATTCGCTCTCATAGACAAGCGATCTTTCCAGTTGCCAAACCGTATCGTCTTTTATTAACACCGCTTTAAGTTCTGTTAAAAATAAACTCATTATCCCGCCTCGATTAATTCAGTTACTTCTTGCGCCCTGGTAGGCACTTGCTTAAACCATGCACTTTGTCTCATGTGGTTTGCCGCGTCTTCCCATCGACCGGTATTGATTGCGGCGATAGCATGAACAAATTTGCTGGCCTTTGTCTTGCCAACCTGAAAAACGAAATCAATCAGCGCCGTTCTGCGATTAACAGATATGTCGTCCCAATTAGGAAACAAGTCTAAGCAATCAGAAATAGCGTTTTTGACTGAAAGGCTTAATAGAAGGTCGGACATTTCTTGCGTAATGCACCCATGTTCTTTTAAGTAATCGGCTATAGGCTTCGGCAAGGGGTTAGCGTCAAAATTCCAACCACGCCCGATTGTGTTCGCTCCCGCCGGGCATTTATACGGCTTCAGTCTATCGCCTTCATGCTTGTCTATAAATTGTTCGATGGTCATCATCTTATTTCACCGCACTTTTGATTGAGAACCCAAGCCACAACAAACCAAGCGTCCCCGCAATAATCGCCATTACTATTGTTTTAAGCACTACGGATTTGCATTGCTCGCAATACTTAATCATTCCCGCAAGCCATTCGTGTTGTTTATAGTGCGTTTCGCGGTCAATATAGAACGCCTTCATTTCCTCTTGAAATGCTTCTTTTACAGCTTCCTTGATCGCTTCTCGTTCCATCTTGACCGTCCTCTAATAATCTGTTATGCGTTTGTTTGCTTGTGGCCGGCAGCGGCATTGTCCTCAATCCGTTGGTGTTCACGCACCCAGCCGGTCACCCCTTTTTAATTCGGTACAAAAACCGGTTGCGCATTTAACCAGTACGTCGGGCATTCAGTCTTAAAATCAATCTTCACCTGATAAGCGTCTCCAAAGAGTTTCTTTATCTGTGCTTCCTTCTCCGCTATCGTTTTCAGATCGATGTCCTTATACTCAACCGTTATGGTTACGTTGTACGTCTGCGCTTTC